TCTCCCCGGAGACGACGAAATCGACCCGGAACAGCCCTTTTAGCCCCGGCGCCGTGCACGCGGCGCCACGGAGGATTCCCCATGGCCAACAGTTCCGTTGCCACCATCAACCCCAGCGACATCATCACCCCGGCCGGGTTCGCCGAATCGGTGGAGCTCATCCGCCAAACCTACGCCAAGGATCTGAACGCCGAAGAACTCTCGCTCTTCATGGCCGATGCCCATCACCGGGGCCTGTCGATCGTCAAGCGCCAGATCTACGCCGCGAAGTATTCCGGCAAGATGACGATCATGGTCGGCATCGATGGCTACCGCAGCCAGGCCGAATCCCACCCCGAGTACGCCGGCCAGGACGGACCCTACTATTGCGGCCCGGACGGCCAGTGGTCGGAGATCTGGCTCGGCGGGAGCGACAAGCCTCCGGTTGCCGCCAAGGTCGGCATCTACCGCAAGGGCTTTGCCGCCCCGATCTACGAGATCGCCCTCTGGTCCGAATACAACAACACCAGCAACGGCATGTGGAAGAAGTTCCCGACGGTGATGTTGGCGAAGTGTGCCGAGGCGCGCGCCATTCGCAAGGCGTTTCCGGCCCAGCTGGGCGGCACCTACATCGCCGAGGAAATGGACCAGGCCCGCCGCGATGCGATTGAGACCAGTGGGAGCGTTCGCCCCGCACAGCGTGAATCCACCCCGCGCCAGGCGACGGCGACCGTCTCCAATCCGGAACGGGACGAAGCCAGCAAGGCCCTCTGGGACCAGGCGCACAATCGCTACGGCTGGAGCAAAGACACGCTCGACGCGGTGGCTGTCAACGAAACCGGCAAGCACCTGACCGAGCTGAACGCCCAAGGGCTCCGGGAACTGACGATCACCATCACCACCAACGATCCGGAGACGCTCGTTGCCAAGGCCACGGCGATTGAAGCGCCGCAGCTGGCAGGCATGCAGCCATGACCGGCATCCAGCTTCGTGACTACCAGCAGGAGGCGGTCGCCGCCGTGGAAGGTGCCCACCGCGCTGGCATGCACCGTCCGGCCCTGGCGATCCCGACCGGCGGGGGCAAGACGATTGTCTTCGCCGAGATCATCAAGCGCTCACCGGAGCGCACCCTGGTCATCGCCCACCGGAAAGAGCTGATCGAGCAGGCTGCCCAGAAGATGTCGTTCGTCGGCATCGACCGGGACGATATCGGCATCGTCATGGCCAACCGCAACGAGGTCGACCGCCCGATCGTCGTGGCCTCCCTGCCCACGATCGTCAACCCGAGGCGCCTGGCCCAGCTGGGCCAGTTCGGCCTGGTGGTCTATGACGAAGCGCACCACAGCGTGTCGCCGACCGCGATCCGGGTCCTGAACGGTCTCGGCGTGGGTCCTGGACTGCCGACGAATGCGCTCGGCGTTACCGCCACCTGGGACCGGCTCGACAAGGTCGGGCTCGATGCGATCTGGGACCAGATCGTCTACCAGCTCTACATCGAGCAGCTGATCGCCGCTGGCCACCTTAGTGACATCCGGGCGCTCACGATCGAGACGCACCTCGACACGGCCAGCATCGCCACCAAGCGGGGCGAGTACGACATGGGGGAAGTTGAGCGCCGCATCGTCGATTCCGACTACGCCGACACGCTCGCCCACGCCGTCCTCGAACATGCCAGCGATCGCACGTCGCTGGTCTTTGCCCCCAACGTAGCCACCGCCTTCGTCTACCGCGACGCCCTGCGCGGGGTCGGGATCTCGTCCGAGGTCGTCTCCGGGGAAACGCCGGCGCTGCAACGGTCCGAGATTCTCGGGCGCTTCCAATCGGGGCACCTGCGGTCGATCGTGAACGTCGGCGTCTTCACCGAAGGCACCGATATTCCCCGCGTCGATTGCGTCGTCATGGGCCGTCCGACCCAGAGCCGGGCGCTCTACCAGCAGATGGCCGGTCGCGGGCTCCGCACCTTCCCCGGCAAGAGCGACTGCCTGGTCATTGACCTGGTGGGCATGACGGAAGACCACAAGCTGCAGAAGGCGGCGTCCCTGATCGGGCGCAAGGTGAAGGCCGGGACGAAGGATGTCCGCTCGTTCAAGGAGTGGATCGAAGGCGACATAAGTCATGACGAGCCCGGCACGACCATGGTCGAGGTGCGGGGTGCGTTGGGACAGACCTTCCGGCAGCAGGCGCGGGTAGTCGACTTGATCGATCGCAAGCGTCTCGCCTGGACCCAGGTCGAACTCAACGCCTTCTCCCTGCCGGCGGGCGAACAGGGGAGTGTGGTCATCACCGAGCAGCGGGACCGCACCTGGAGCGTGGTCCAGTTCGGCCGGGACAACAGCACCACCGAGATCGCCCGGGGCCTCGACTTTGGGTACGCCCAGGGTGTCGCCGAACAGCAGGTGGTCGAGGCGGAAGCGAAGGTGCTGGCCGATCCGAAGGCACGGTGGCGGTCGAAGCCAGCTAGCGAGAAGCAGCGGACCACGCTCACCAACATGCGCATCACTCACGAGCCGACCATCACCGCCGGCGAAGCGTCCGACCTGATCAGTGCCCGGTTCAATCGCAGCACCCTCCGCAAGTACCGGAAGGAGGCCGACCTTGAGCGCGCAGCGTCCTGACCCTCTGGTGAAGCCTGAACGAGTGAGCGAACGAAATTGGCAGATCTTTACCGGTCGATATGTAGCCGGTGCGAAGTTCAATAAGCTCGCAAAGCAGTTCTCCCTCTCTCAAGGCCGTGTCGTTCAGGTTTGCGAAGACGTGTATCGAAAGCTGCTCAAGGCCGAGGTGGAAGCAAAAGGTAAGTCTGCGCTGAGAGACCTTGTTCGACTTGCGCGACCTATCACCAAACAGATGTGGGAGGCAGCGTACTTCCTCGCTCCCGAGTACTTTTCGGGCATCGAACCAACCCAAAACGATGAGCTAGGTCACGAGTACTTCTGTGCTGGGCAATATGACGCCACGGACTTCGCCTGGGCGTTTTCGCTCTCCGGCCTGCAGGAACCGGAGGCGCAGCCATGACCGCCATCCAGACACTCCACCCCGGCCAGCGGGTGACGCCCCACCTCCTGCCCTACACCCGGATGCGGATCGTTGACGGCGAGATCGTCTCAACCTTCGATGAGGACGCCTACCAGCGCGACCAGCAGGACATGTTCCTGACACCAACCGCCGACCTGCTCGACAAACTGGAGGTCTATCGCTACCTCGCCGCCGAATTCGCCGAGACGCCCGGTGCCGAAACGAACCTGGCGGTCGCCGAGATCCGCATTGAGGCCCTGCTGGCTGAACTGAAACGCCGCAAGCGTCTCACCGAAAGCGGCTACCACCTGGCCCCCCGCTTCCCGCAGCGACGTGACCTCCAGGACCGCATCGCCGCCGTGAAAACGGCCTGGCCGATCGACCGCATGGTCACCGAGCTGATGAACGTGCAGCTGGTCCGGACCGGGCCCAACCGGCTCAAGGGCTGCTGCCCCCTGCATGACGAGCGGACGCCGTCGTTCTACATCGATACCACCAAGCAGACGTTCCACTGCTTCGGCTGTGGCGAGGGCGGGGACGTCCTCGACCTGATTGGCTACCAGCTCAACCTCACTCGCCCGATCGAGCAGATCGAAGCGCTGGAGCGCTGGGCGAGGACTGGACTTTCCGCGTGACCGATGGCCTGGATTCCTTTCTCCGCGAGATCGATGACACCTACGGCGACGCCCATCACGGCGAACCCGTGCAGCCCCGCCGATCCCGCAAGAAGGATGATCCCCGGCTCTTTCGCAAGATCCTGATCAATGGGGAGCTCCCTCGCATGACACTCCAGGCCTGGAACGCGTTGACCGCGTTCAACAACCCACCGTCCCTCTTCACCGTCGCCGACCACCCGGCCCGGATCAAGCAGAGCCGCTCTGGCGCGGCGACCGTTGAAGAGCTCACGGTCGATTCCATGACCCGGTATGCCGCCCGATCGGCCTACTGGTACAAGCTGAACTCCGGTGGCCAGCTGGGGCCAATGGAGATCGAGCAGCCACCGCCGCAGATCGTGATGCGCGACATGCTGACCGACCCGGAACCACCTCTGCCCAACCTCAAGCGCATCACCCGGGCGCCGATGTTCGGCCACCAGGGCCAGCTCGAGACGCATCCCGGCTACCAGCCCAGCACCGAGCACTACTTCCACGCCAGCGGCTTCGACCTGCCGGCCATCCCCGACCAGCCAACCCAGGCTGACGCGCAGGCCGCAGCGGAGTGGATCTTCGATGAACTCTTCGTCGACTTCCCGTTCAGTGGTCCGCACAACGGGCTGGCCGAAATTGCCCACGCCTACAGCTGCCTGATCAATCCGTTCGTCCGCGACCTGATCGACGGACCCACGCCGATGTACCTGATCGAGGCCCCGAGCCCAGGCGCCGGCAAGGGCCTGCTGGCCCACGCCCTGACCTATCCCGCGCTCGGCGCGCCGCCGGTCCTGATGCCGGACGCCAGCAACGAGGAGGAGCTCCGCAAGCGGCTGATGGGGTCGCTGATGGCGTTGCCCGAAGCCCTGGTGCTCGACAACATCGCCACCAGCCTCGATTCCCCGAGCCTGGCCTCCGCACTCACCGCCCGGGAGTTCACCGACCGCGTCCTGGGCCGCTCGGAGATCCGCACGATCCCGGTCACCTGCACCTGGCTGGCGACCGGGAACAATCCCAGCAAGTCCGGAGAGATGGCCCGGCGCACGATCCGGATACGCCTCGATCCCGGGGTCGAGCGCCCGGAAGAGCGGACGTCGTTCCGGCACGCCGACCTCGAAGAGTGGATCCACGATCACCGGGCGGAGATCGTCGGCAAGATCCTGACGATGGTGCGCGGCTGGGTCGCCGCCGGCATGCAGCCCGGGAACCAGACGCTGGGATCGTACGGCTCCTGGGCGCGGGTCCATTCCGGGATTCTCGACTTCCTCGCCATTCCCGGCTTCCTGCAGAACCGTTCGGAGGATCGGCTCCTGACCGTCTCCGAAGATGCCGCCTGGACCGCGTTCGTCGCCACTTGGTGGGAAACGTTCAGGGATCGGCCGGTCAACGTCACCGAACTCTACGACATCGCCCGCGAGGTCGACGGCTTCAATCTTGGCCGCGCGCCTGACGCCCGGGGTCAGCGCAACGCGCTCGGCCAGCAGCTCTCCCGCAACCGCGAAAAGATCTACGACGGCAAGGCGGTGCTGTTCGCCGGCAAACCCAAGAACGTTTCGCACTACCGGCTCCGTGACACCGAGGAGCACCCCGACTTCTAGAGGAGGCCCGGCGATGGTCAAGCGCATCTTTCGCTCTCCACCATCCCGCGCCGGGACGAAATGGCGCTGCGCGGTCTGCCGCAAAACCGCGTACAGCACCTGGAAGCATGCCGCCTGGGACGCCGAAGAGCAGGCCCGCAAGGGCAACCGTCGCGAACGCGCCTACTGGTCACCGAAATGCCGAGCCTTTCACGTCGGCTCGAAACCCAAACGAAGGAAAGACCCATGAAACGACTCTTGATGCCAATCTCCTGGCTCACCTGGAAAGCTGCTGACCTCACGGCGTGGGGATGCGAGCACAATCTCTGGCCTTACAAGGTCTACAACGTCACCTGCCGCTTTGCCTTCTGGTTCGATGAGCGGTTCGACCTGGGCCAGACCAAGGTGATCTCATGAGCTACCCCGTCATCGACGAAGCCCACCTCAGCGACGAGAGCCGCGCCATGCTGGCCGACATCCGGCAGCATGGGTTCACCGTCACCCTCGACAAGCTGGCCGATGCCCACACGGTCCGCATGCGCGTCCACCACGGTCGCACCCTGGTCAGCCGCTCGACCTGCACCGCTGGTCCCGACAACGCCGTTCGCGCTGGACATACCAAGTGGCTTCGGGATGTGGAGGTGCTGGTGTGAAAAGCATCTCTTTCGCCTGGACGACTGACGCCCTGCTGGCAGGTCGCAAGACCTCGACTCTGCGGCAATGGAAAGACACCTACGCACAGCAGTTCAAAGCAGGCGAGCTGGTCACCGCGTACGACAAGCAGGCCCGGTTCGGTGGAAGGCCTGTCGCCATCATCCGACTCACCCACGCCCCAACCAAAGGCGACATCAACCAGATTCTGGACGACGTCTACGAGGCCGAAGGGTTCGCCTGGTACGACGAGCAGTCCGCCCAGGGCAGTCTCGTCGGCCAGAAACTACGCGCAGAACTGGGAGTCGCGAAGGATCAGACGATACGGGAGTGGCTTGCAGGTGGCGCACTTTGGGGCGACTGGGTGATCCGCTTCGAGCTGGTGGAGGTGTTGTCATGAGCGCTAGCTGCAATGCCTGCATGGGTAAGGGCGTCATCCTTTACGACACCGATGAAGGCGAGGTGCCGTGGCGCACGGATGACACCGTGGCAGAGACTCCATGTCCGATTTGTCAGGTGACAACCACGCTCGACATCAATGTCGGAACTCTCGCCTACCTGGCCTATGACTACTTTCACGAGGTTCTTGATTCAGCCGAGGCAAGTCGTCTGTCGGCAGTGTTTGCCACTGCACTGACGCATAGCGCGGTAATGATAAGGATTCCGGCCACCGAAGAAATGGTTGACCAGTTCGAAGAATTCGTGGAAGGGGCGCGGCCATGACTGGCCTGATCCTCCCCGACGAACTGACCCCGCTCGAAAAGCTGCTGCTCAACGCCGGGCAACTCTCGTTTCCCGGTCCCGGCAAGGAAGCCCGCGCCGTGGCGCTCGCCCTCACCGCCCTGGTTGATGAGGCCGGGACGATCGGCGCGGTGGGCACGGGGTATCTCACCGATGACATCACGCTTCGCATCACCGCAGACGAGTTCGTGGGCAGGCTCAAGCTCACCAAGCCCATGCTCCTGCAGGCGCTCGACATGCTCATCTGGTCCGACGAGTTCCTCACCATCGACGAGATCGCGCCCGGTGTGCCGTACACGGTCCGCACCGCCTGCAAGCTGCCCCAGCGCCACATGCACCCCGACGACTGCGCCGACGAGGGCCGCCAGTTTCCCCAGTACATCTTCCCGATTGGAGACCTGCCGTGAGCTACACCCCAACTCCAGAGGCCGTGGAGGCGGCGGCAAGAGAATTGGTGCCGGGCGACTGGAGGATCGTTCCGGAGCGATCAATGATTCACTACCGAAGTGACGCCACCAAAGCGCTGATCGCCGCCGCGCCGTTCATGCGTGATGCGCTACTTGAAGAACTGAGCCAACTTTCAGGTGGGTTGGTGGTTGGTTACCTTGATGATGATGCTCCGGACGAAAACGGAATGATCCTATTCCATGAGGAGAATGATCTCTGTACCTGGCTTGAGGATCAGAAAGGCGGTGAGTCATGGTGACCGCCCTCCAGACGTTCGAGTTCCACCGCAAGGCGTTCGCCGGTGCCGACGCCACGCTTCAGGAGCTGATCACCGACAACCTGGAACGCGATCGCAAGCCGTGGCAGTCGCCACACATGAAGCGCTACTACGTCCAGGTCGCCCGCCTCCAGAACCGCATGATCCTGAGCAACCGCCGCCGACTCGTGGCCATGGCGCAGGGTGCCGACATCCCACGCCCCGCCCGCAGGCCCTACGTGCCCAAACCGCGCCGCGCTCCGGAGCAACCGTTCGCCAACCTCACGCCACTGGAGATCGCCCTGGCCCAGGAGGCACCTGCACCGGCTCCGCTGACGCCACTGGTGCCGACGCCGTGGCCGGAGGGTGAGCTGGTGCAGGGAGCGCTGTTCTGATGCCCAGCCTACTTGACCCCTACGTCTCGGAGGCGGACCTGCAGCGCACGATCGAGGACATGGCGGCGCGCCTCGGTTGGTGGACCTGGCACGACAACGACAGCCGCCGGAACGAAGCTGGCCTGCCCGACCTGCTGCTGGTCCACCCCGAGCACGGCACGCTCTGGTTCGAACTGAAAACGATGAAGGGGCGGGTCCGGAAAGAGCAGGTGGGCGTGCTGGACCTGTTTCGCCGGGCCGGAAACCGGGTCTACCTGATCCGCCCCTGCCACATGGATGACGTCGAGGTGCTGCTGAACGGCGGCACTGTTGAGATTGAGGAGTGAGCAGCATGCCGACCTACGACCTCTATACGCTCACTAGCTGGCATGAACTAGATCACCGGATTGCGGAGGACATTGAGACGTTGGAAGAGGCGCTCGATCAGGCCCAAGCACAGGCAAACGATCGCGACCGTCCCATCCAAATCCTGTACGACGGTGATGGCAGCCGCTTCGAGACGGTCTACCCGGAGATCCAATCATGACCGCCACGCCCCGCACCATCCTCCGCTCGTGGATCCGGGAACAGATCGATGCTGGCGTGGACCGGGACGCCGCGATCGAGCATGCGGTCCACCGGGCGATCGGTGACGACCAGCTGGTCGCTGGCCTGGTGACACAGGTCGCTCGGCACGAAGCCAGCGGCATCCTCGTCAAGACGCACAGCCTGCCCCGCCGCCATAAGGAACCAAAAGCAGCACAGGAGGCCATCGCCGAGGAAGTGGCCGCGCTGCCGGCGGACTCGCCTTTGGCCAAGCTCACTCCGCAGTTCGACAGCACCCGCGCATCCCGCATCCTGGTCGACCTGTCCGCCATGACGAAGCCGCAGGTACTCAACATGGCGAAGGAGTTCGAGGGCGCGGCCCAGAAGAACGAAGAGCTCGCCGCCTTTTGCCGGGCCGTCGCTGACCAGCTGCGTGATGGGCAGACCGTCAGTGAGGTGTTCGACCGGTCAGGCCTGCTGACCCTGCGCTCACGCATCACGACCCACACCACCACCCGCGTCTTCCGCGGTCAGACCCAGATCGCCCTGACCGAACGCACGAATTGAAAGGACCCACCATGGCCGCTACCGCACCATCCCTCGCCGTCATCGAACCCGCCCTCACCCCGGTCGTTGGTCTCTGGGCGGAAGAGCGCAGCAAGCTCTTCGCCCGCTACCGGGCCACCATCCAGTTCACCGGCCGCGTCATGGGTGGCGTGCCCCAGAAACCGGAGATCATTGAGTCCTGGCTCCGGCAACGCATCATCGGCGGCGACGAGGAAATCCGCCTCCAGATGCTCCGGACGATGGACGAACTCGGCTACGACGTGTCGAACGACATGAGCCACGAGGAGCTGCTGGCGATGTCCAAGCAGTTCGCCCAGGAGCGGAGCGGCAACACCTTCCGCCGCGACGAGACAGGTCTGTTCATCGCCGACTACCAGGTCAAGGCGATGCTGAAAGAGAACGTCTCGATTCTCTACCCGTACAACGAGCCAACCTATCGGATGGGGTTGACGAAGAAAGCCGCCAAAGCCTTCTGGGCGGAGCGGGTGTTCGTGGACGAATACAACATCCACCTCTGCCGCGATGGCGTGCCTCTGACCGAGCCGGACGGCAAGCACCTGCAGATCGGCCACGTACCGTCACCGAAGGGCCCCAAGTCCACCCTGACCTACTACGACTACTGCATCCAGCCGGAGCTCACGTTCACGATGTCGAGTGCCGAGGACCGGATCGAAGGGGAGATGTGGCAACGGGTGCTGCTGCTGGCCGAACGGAATGGCCTCGGGGCCATCCGGTCGCTGAGCTCAGGGCAGTTCACGGTGACGGCATTCGACAAACTCTGATTATTTGCCACAGGCGCACACGACTCCCCGTCGAAGCGTGGGATAGACAACCCAATTCGCGCCGACTTACCGACTCAGACCTGACCTCTCCACCGCGACCAGCCAACACTGAACAGGACAATCCTTACCGTCACGACCAGCCAAACCAAACCAGGTCCCACCAGTACGACTACCCTGCCAAAGCCGTGCCACGCCAAGACGACTGGCCATCTCCAGACAGGACTCCCCAACTCATGACGACCAGCCTAACCCACTCCCAACTGGCCACCGCGACTATCCTACCCATCCCGAACCCGTTCGTATCGACTAGCCAACCCGAGCCACGCCTTCCCGAGTTGCCACGACTACCCACACCTCCGCATGCCAGCACGTCACGACTACCCTTCACTGACCCGACCGTGACAACCCGCCACGACTTCCCATTCCTTCTCCAGCCGAGACCCACCGCTACGACTATCCGACCCTCGCCTATCCGCCGCCCACCGCGACGACTACCCAATCCCTGCCGAACCTTCCCGACGCAACGCGACCGACCTTGCCGTCCCTGATCATCCCTGATCGACGTACCTAGCCACGGCATCACTCGCCTCGCCATATCACTGCTAGAATGCGAACACATGTTCGCGTATGAGTCGAGAGCTCTTGCAAATATGCAGGGGCTCTCGGCCGTGATACGTGTTGTGGTTTTGGAGGTGCAGGGTGCCAAAGCAAAAGGACCGGGGACTACGGCGCGGGCAGGGGTACACCGAGCGGCGCGTCGGGAAGGATGGCGCGGTGTTCTACGTCGCCCGGTGGCTGGAAGGTGAGGCGTACCGATCAAAGGTCTTCCGAGATCCCGATGCGGATACTGCCCTGGAAGCCGCCGAGCAGTTCATCCGCGACCGCGACCGGGCGCTTCGGGTAGGGCGACATATCCCGCCAGCGGAGATGACGGTGATGGATCTGGTCAACCAGTACCTCGCCCGGGGCGAATCCCGCTGGTCACCCAACACCTACGCCACCTACTGTCAGCGAACCCGGGCCTGTATCGAGCCGCGTCTCGGCAGCGTCCGGCTGCAATCCCTCACCACGTCGCAGATTCAGCACTGGATCGATCAGCTAGTGCGGGACGGCTGGTCTCCAGAGGTGGTGGTCAGCTCGTCGCTGCTGCTGGGTTCGGCGTTCAAAGAGGCGGTGCGGCTGGGGATCCTCTCGGCCAATCCAGCCGCTGGCGTCCGTCGGCCGAAGATCGCTCGCAAGCACCACGTCACCTGGACCGCCGAGGAAGCCCGCCTGGCCCTTGCCGAGGTCGCCGACGAGCCGCGCTGGAATGCGGTCTACCGCCTGGCGCTGGCCACCGGCATGCGCCCGGGCGAACTCCGTGCCCTGAAGTGGAAGGACGTCACGCTCAATGCCCCTGCCGGCGCCAGCGTCACGATCCGGCGGACCATGACCAAGGATCGCAACGGTCGACCGGTCCTCGGGCAGGATACGAAGACGTCCGGAGCCCGGGAGGTCGCGATTCCCACGTCCGTGGCGCAGGCGCTCCAGAGGTGGCGTACGGCCCAGAAGGAAGTGCGGCTCCGCTCCAAAACCTGGCAGGAACTTGATGCGGTGTTCACCGGCGTGGGTGGGGTTCACCTGTCACTCAGCACCTGGCAGAACCGGCACCGGAAGCTGTGCGATGCGGTCCAGGAGCGGATGTCGGACGGGCAGACGTTCCCGCGCCCGACGCTCCATGAGCTGCGGCACACCGCCGCCACCCTGATGCTGGCCAACAACATCCACGTCAAGATCGTGTCCGACATCCTGGGGCACCGCAAGATCGAGACGACGCTGAACATCTACCAGCACGTCTCGGCCGACCTGCAACGGGCTGCCAGTGAGCGGCTCGACGCCTCCCTGAACGCGACAACATCACTCCCGGATCGGGCCGAAAACGGCTAGATTTCGGCCGTTTCCCAACGCCTTTCCCAACCGGGTAACACAAAACCCCCGGAACCCTTGAGGAATCAAGGGTTCCGGGGGTAAGGGTGCCGACGAGAGGATTCGCACTTTTCCCTCAGATCCGGTCATTATGGCCCGGATTCAGGCACATTCGGTCGGTTCGGGCGCTCACAATTCCCAACGCAATTCCCAACCGCTACAGCTTCACCTGCGGGGCGGGATCGATGTCGGGTTTCGCTTGGTACGCCTCGTTGACGAGTTGCCGCGTGCTGGCTGGCGAGAACACGAACTGTCGCGCAATGAGGGCCAGCACGATCGGGGCCAGCACGGCGACCAGTCCGCGAATGGCGTCCTGTTGGGCGTCAGTGATCGACACGCCGAACGACTGCAGGAAGGCGAGGATGGCCGCGACGATCGCGGTGATGGTGCCGACGGTAATGACCGGTTCCCTGTTCATGGTGATCGTTTCTCCAATCTTGCAATCTATCGATGATCAGGCGAGCTTCAGTGGATCCCCATTCACCGACCGGATGATCCGGGAGAGGTTGAAGTCCGGACCCGGGCAGTAGCTCCGGCCCTCGGAATCGATGTCGGCGTGCCGGCCGAGGAAGCCGCGAATCTTCTTGATCGATTTGCCATAGACATCGGGATGCGTGAAGTACTTGGTCCACGCCTCAAGCGTCTTGTACTGGGCTTCGGTTGGCGGAACAGAGGGCGTGGCCACGGTCTCGATCGTGATGCTGCCGTTGTTGAAGTTGACGCCGCGCCGGCGCATCTCCTGGACGTAGCCGATGTTCAGGTTGGGAGACCGGACGACACCATTCGTCCAGGGCACGTTCTTCGAGCTCACGCACTGGTAGGTCTTGCCGTCCCGATCGATGACCAGCGTGGAGCTGGCGTTCGAATTCGGGTTCAGGAACCAGCTGAGCGTGTTCTGCAGGTTCAGGTCATCGGTGCAGTGGTAGATGATCGCGATCGGGTCCATGCCTCGGGCGTGGTAGTTCGGGGAGCCGACCCAGATCACCGGCGGCATCGTCGCCTTGATGATGTCCGGGATGGTCGGGTCCTCTTCCGTCCCCTCGTCGGGCGGTACCGGCTGGGCAGCGCCCTGGATCTCCGCCATCAGCTTGAGGATCGCCGTGGCGTAGAGGGAACTGGCCTGCGTGGCCCACTTGCCGGATCCGAGATCCTCGACCGTGCGCACGGTGCCCATCATCCGGGATTCAAGGAGCGCCACCCAGCGCGGGTCGAGGTACTTGTAGATCGTGTATTCGAGCCAGCCCTGAGCCGGTCCCTCGATGTAGCCGCCCATGTGGACCGTATGGACCCGCGCGGCGTCGACCCCGTCATGGAAGGGGCGATAGTCCTGCTTGCCAGCATCGGTCGCCCCGATGCCAGCCGGGTTGAGGTCGTTCTTCCAGAGCTCCGATTCGAATGGCCCCTTGCCCGGCACGCCCGTCTCGTAGGCCGCCTGGGCGAAAAGCACGACCGGATCGTAGCCGACCGCCGTGCAGAGGCGCCACAGTTCGGCGGCGTAGGTGAGGACGTCGGATTCCCGCTGCGGCTGGGTGTTCTTCACCCAGGTGACAGCCTGTTCGAGCGTGGCGGACGGTGCGCGCTTGATGGGCGTGGTGGTCTTGGTTGCAGTGGTGACCATCGTCAGTCTTCCTTTGTTGCTACCGCGTGCATCTGAGAGATGAACGCCTTGCTCTCTGCCCGGTCGGCGGTCAGGACCCGGCGTACCGTCCGGGCGACGGGTCCGATCACCGGGACCGTCTCAATCGCCGGCGAATCCGGTGGCGCTGCCTGCGACTCCGCTCCGCCCGTTCGGCGATGAGCGCTCGACGTCGCCAGTACACAAGCCGGGCCTGCAAGGTCCCGGTCGCCCCACGGGCTGCCTCGCGCTCGCGATCGCGCTGCTTGAGCATGTGCGCGACCAAGAGGGCCACGGACGGGCCGAGCACGACCGCGAGCGCGGCCGCCAGTTCGCCAAGTTCCCCCCAGGCCGCCGACTGCATCAGGCACCTCCTGGGGGTCTGGAATATTGAAAGTCATGATCATTGGTCACCACCTTGTCCCTTCATTGGCGCTGTTGCGCTCTCGGTCTACACCTGCACCCATGCGGACGCGGCCCGGATCAGGGTGATCGCCTCGTTGTCGGCCAGCGTGTTGTCCGCGCCGCCGATGAGCACCAGGTTGCTGTTGTGCTGAATCGTGGTGTTCGCGGCGTCCGCGCCGATGATGGTGACGCGCTGCCCCGCCACCCCGCCCAGCAGATTGGTCACGGTCGTGGGCGTGAAGTTCCAGGTGCGGTAGGTGGTCTGGTTGAGCACGCTTGGGGTCGCCCCGGCAAGCTCCCGCAGCCCGCCCGGCGTGATCAGCACGCGGGACCGGTCCACGTTGTAGAAGCCAGCGTCTCCGGTTTGACCGGCGGGGTCGTAATAGGTGTTGGCAAAATCCGGATTTCCGGCCTGATCGTGAATGCAGTAGCGCACCGTCTTGCCGCCGTCCCCGAAGAACGGTAGATGGAAGTGGTTGTTCACCACACCGCCGCTGGGGATATGGATGTGATCGTAGGTGTCTTCCTCAGCGTAGGAGTTCCGGTTGAACTGCCCGCCGGTAAAGGTGTTGAAAACTGCATCTCCGACACCGATCAGGCCGTGCCCGGCGTTGGTGTCGATCCGGTACCCGACGAAACGGTTTTGCTGGCCGCCCGCCAGTGAGAGGCCTACGTCACCGGTCTGGAACACGGTCGTGTCGAACACGCTGTGCGAGCAGAGGAGGTGGGCAGCGGCGGCGTAAAGGTCTTCCGAGGAGACGGCTTCGTAATCCGGACCGGTGAACTCCATATGGCTCACCTGATGGTCCACGCCATCGATCACGCTGGCCCCGGAACGACTGGACAGTCCGCCCACATAGGATGCCGAGCGCAGCCCTTGAATCAACGCGTAGGCCAGCCGGGCGTTCTGCCCGCCCAGAATCAGCCCTTCCATGCCGAAGTGGTAGCCGAAGAAGCTGGACAGCACGAATTCCCCGGTATCGGGGAAGTAGAGACCACCCGACTCGTTGGTTGTGTCGCGCCCCTCCATGGTGATACCGACGATCCCGGCGTTCATTAGCCGTACGGCAGGGTTTTCCTGCGATATGAGCCAGTCGCCGGTGCCCACTTCGTTGGGTCCATCAGTGACTGGAATAATGCGAACAGGACCGTAGACGTAGCCCTGGCCCATGATCCGGCCGCCGGCATACAGCACCACTCCATCACGATGCAGGAGAGGTCCCGAGGCGTAGACGCCGGGTGGCATAAAGACGATGCCCCCGTAGGGTTGGCCAGAGGCGGCACGGTCGTGCGCGTCGTCAATCGCATCTTGCAGAAACGTGGTGTTGTCCTGGATGATGTCGCCCCGGGCCCCGTATTTGCGAACGTTGCCCCATTCCATGGCGTAGGCGATTTCGTCCTGGGCATCCGTCCACTCCGGCCCGGTGGGGGCACCATCGAGCTGTTTGGCCACGGCGATCAGTTTGGCGATGTCTTCCGGGTCGATGGTGTTGCCGACCTGCCTGGTTGTGAGCGACGGGACCGAAATGGGCATGAGATCACCTCCTAACTGATGGACCCGTAGACCGGGATGAAGCCGAGGCTGTCCCCGGCGGCGTCGAAGACTTCGATCTTGTGCGTCACGCTGCCCGGCGTGGTGGCCGCCACGGACGTGCCGAGTTCCAGGCTCTGGGTGACAGTCGTACTGCGCTGGATCGGGCCGAGAATGACCGGCTTGCCGTTCACGGGCAGGCACAGCACCTCATCGTCGGCCGCCAGGTGCCAGCCGGGAATGCGCGCCCGGAGTTCCGTCTCCCCGGTGGCCGCTTCCAGCCGCCGGATGGTGACCATACCGCCATCGATGCCCGTCACGATCGCCCGGAACGGATCGCGGGTCCGGAGCCGGTCCTCGATCATCTCGGTGAGGCGCTGCATGATGGTGTTGAGGTGGCTCATAGGGTGATTCCTGCCAGCTGATCGGTGACGCGGTTGAGTTCGATGCGGGGCCCGGCCGTGTCTGGCGTGAAGCCGACCGTCGCGGTCCGGATCCACCAGCGCCCGTTGAGCGGGACCAGCGACCCGGTCCCGTTGAGCTCGATCGTCTGGTGGGGCGTGAGCACATCGGGATCCGGCAGCAGCTTCGAGGTGGCGATCTGGTAGTAGGTGCGGCCCTCGGAGAGCAGCCGGGCCGCCAGGGCGTCGACCGCCGCCTGGTCGGCGAGGTCGGAGCGCTTCTCGACCCGGGTGATGACCCCGATGTTGGCCGTGCTGGTCGGTGAGCCAGGATCGTCGTTGCGGGCCAGGGCGGTCAGCGGCTCTTCGTTGAGGTTGTCCTTGACCACCACCACCACGTTAGCCACGCTGGTGTCCGTCGGCTGGGTGACGACTGGTTCCATCAGGTCGGAGGCCGTGACGATCCGGTACGGCTCGGTGTAGGCGAGGGCGCTGGTTGGCTGGCTCACCAGGCGCCCGTCCCGGGCCATGGCCAGGTGGTAGTAGCCGATCGCCCCCAGCAGCGTGTTGGCGGCGTCCAGGTAGGTAGTGCCCACCGGGAAGGAAAGGTCAGCGGCCAGCACGTCGGTCGTGGCCACGATGTTGTGGCGGGTAATGCCGGCCAGGGCGAGGATGGCAATCACGGCCGTGACCCGGTTGGTGCCGGCCGCGATGTTGTAGGTGTCGGTGAAGGCGTACCGGGCCAGCACGGCGGTCAGGTCGTTGCCGGTGAACGCCACCTCCGACCGCTCGACCGTGTGGGTGCCGGGCGGCACCTTCGTCGTGTAGAGACCCATCTGGTCGCGGGTCCACGCTTCCCCGTCCCGGAACTGACGGACCATGAAGACGGCCAGGTAATCGACGTAGGGCGTCACAGCGTCCATGTCGGAGATGTTGAACGTCGCCTGGTGCTTGATCGCCCGGTCATGGTTGAGTGACACCGAACCCCCGGTGAAGAGGTGGCTGATGTCTTCGACCATCTGGTTGTCGATCGTCGCCCGCCACAACTCCCAGTCCACGACGATGTTGCCCCCGGACCCCACCCGGTGGCCGTAGACGTCCACGCCATAAATGCCGGCACCGTAGAAGGCCATCAGACCGCACCTTCCACGAAGCGCTCGGCCCTGAGGCCCAGGTCCGCCTCGTACCAGTCCGGGACGCGGTCGGCCAGCCGGTACTTGCTCATGGTGCAGAAGAGCTTCCGGCCGTGGTTGTCGCGGTAGCAGAGCGTGTGGGCGCTGCTGTCGATCGCCTCCAGTTCGTCGCGCCGCACGGCCGCCGTGGCTGCCGCATCGTCGAAGATCTGGGCCATGAAGTCCGGTTCGCGGATCCGCGACGATGAGCGCACCGTGGTGGGCTCCTCGCCCGAGAGCGGCACGTAGACCGCCTCATCGATCTTGCGGTTGAAGTCACGGTCGCGGGTGTGGCGCAGGGTGGTGCGGAGCGTGGCCGGGGATGCGGTGCTGCAGAGCACGACGCCACCCAGGGTCACGGTGGCGCTGGCCGTCGCGGGCACGCTGATGATCGTGTCGACGCCTTCCAGGATCGACTGGGTGATGCTGTAGATGTACTCGTGCCCCGACGCCGGCAGGTAGTCGATGAAGACGACGCTCGAAGGCGAGGAGAGGCGGGCCAGGATGACGGTGCCCGCGTCGGGGCCGGATTCAGCGGTGCGGGTGATGGTGTATTCCTGCCAGACGTCGGTGCCGTACCCGGTCTGGTCCCAGGTCAGCCGGACGCCTGACTCCCAGATGTCGGTGCCGAACTTGACCGTCTCAGCGGCGAAGTTGGCGACGGTGTCGGGCGGGGTGTAGGCGACCGTGAACGGGACCGGAGCGGAGACGCCGACGTCCAGGGTGGCGCTGAGGACCGCGACGACCACGGTGTACTCGCCACCGTTGAGGATCGCCGGGCTGTCCGAAATTGTGTAGGTGGTCAGGGTGGGGCTCAGGCCCAGGGAGACGCTGGTTTCGGCATAGACCTCGACCCCGTCCGCATCGTAGACGCTAATTGCCCATGACACCTGCGTGCCGCCCACCACGTTCCAGGTGACTGTCAGGTCGCTGGAGGTGAGCACCTGGTCTTCGGTCGGGCTGGAGGTGGTGACGCTGATCCCGTCGACGTACGTGAACGTCGCCTCGGCGCTCTTGACCGCGTTGCCCTCGACCGTCTGCTCCCCGGAATAGAGGGTGCCGTCGTAGCTGTAGGCATCCCACTTGTAGGTATCGAACGTCGCCAGCTCGGTGGCCGTGGTCTGGAACTCCCACTTGCCGGTGCCGCTGTTGTAGGTCATGTCCTCGGTGGCGATCACCGCCCCGGCATCGTCCTTGATCCGGCACGTGACCACGAAGCCGGTGCCGATCGTGTCGTCGGCGTCACTGGCCAGGCAGGTCAGCAGCGGGTAGTCGGTAATGGTGAACAGGGTACTGTTGGGCGAAAGGCCGGTCGGAACCGACGGCGCGGCGTTCGTGTTGAACGTCCGGGCAGCGCTCCAGTCGGACCAGAGGCCGTCTTCGTCCTTGCCCCGGATCTGGTACTGGTACCCGGTGCCCCAGGCGAGGGTGGTCAGGCCCGCGCTGGCCCAGGGGATCGTGAAGCTGGTGCCCGGGCTGGCGGAGCTGGCGACGTCGGTGAGGTCGTACTCGGCGCCCGTCTGCAGGATGGTGGTCCCGGCAGCGTTGAGGACGCGCGCCTGGGCGTGCGTCATGTCGTCGCCGTCCTGATGCGTCCAGCGGCCCTCGAAGTCCGGCGTGTTGTCCTCGATCTTGCCGGTCGGGTCCTGGTCGAGCGTGACGTAGCCGAGCGCCACCGGCGTGAAGGCGGTCCAGGCCGTCCACGCCGACCACTCGCCGAAATGGTCGGACATCTGGGTCCGCCACTCGTAGGCGGTGCCCCGGACCAGCGTCGTGCCCGCGTAGGCGCGGCTGAAGGCATCGGCCGTCTGCTCGGCACCGGAAGCCGTCAGGGTGGTGTTCCAGAACGATGTGAGGTCGGAGACGCGCCGGACCTGAATCCGGAACTGGTTGAGATAGTCGCCCCGGTTCTCGTTGTCGTCGGCGAAGTCGGCGCTGAAGGTCGGCGCGGTCTCGGTGATGTTCCCGGATGGGCTGAGGTTGGACGGCTGTTCCGGCGCGACGTTATCGTCCCCGATCGCCCAGATGACCAGATGGCCCTCGGTGGACGACGTGTAGGAGCCGAACGGGTTGGGTGGCGGCTGGGAGAGGCCGGAGCGGTTGTAGAAGCGCTCGTTGTCGGCCGTGATGCGGGACGCTGCCTGCATGGCGTGGCCCAGCGAGCCGACGGTGCCCAGCACGGCCAGGTGATAGCGCACGCCGGCACTCAGCGGGATGGCCGTTGCCAGCGGACCGGTGGAGGCTTCGACGGCAGCGGCATTGTCCGCCCCGCCCGCGATGTCGTTCATCACCGTGGTGATGGTCATGGCTGCGGAGTAGCCGAGCCGGGCGGCCGGGTTCATCGACCCGTCGACGGCGTAGATGGCCACCCGGGCGGTGACGTTGTCGGGATCCTCGGTGGTGTACTTCCCGCCCCGGATCGCCAGCTGGTAGACCCACATGTGCTGGGTCGCGGCGTTGAAGGTGACGCCGCGCAGCTGGCCCGGCGCGATGAAGCCAAAGTCAACGCGCGGGAGGCTCGATGGGCGGCCGTAGGTCACGATCGTCATGACGGCTTCCCTCCATACATGGCGATCTCGGGCCCGAACTCACGCGCCAAGGTGCCGCCAGCCATGGCGTTCTCGAGGAATTCTTTCCACTTGCCCGGTTCGAGCGTGATGATCTGAATCGTTTGGCCAGCACCGGTGCCGTTCGCTGCAAACGAGCCATCGCCGACACCGGAGACGGTGGGTACGTACCCACTCAACTGGCGGCTCACGTCCTGCCAGCCGTCTTCGAGACCCCGGCTCAAGCCGCCCATGATCAGGCGACCGGCGGGGAACAGCAGCTTGGCGTCTCGTTCTGGCGGGCCCTTGATGTCCGGAATCATGCTGGTGATCGTGGCGAGCAGAGACTCAAGTGGCCCAAGCATGGCGTTGATCCCGTCCATCAACCCTTGAATCAGGCTGGTGCCGGCGTTGTAAAGAGTGGAACCCAGCGACCCGACCGCGCTGACGGCCTTCCCGGACAATCCTGAGAGCCAGCCGCTCACCTCGACCCATTTCGCCGTCGCGCCGACCAGGAACCCGGTGATCAGGTCACGGCCCTTGGGGAGCAGCGTTTGACCCAGGGCGCCGACATGGCTGAATGCCTGGCTCCCACGATTCTTCAGGAACGGCAGGACGTCGAAGCTCCACTTGTCCACCGCTCCGAGCAGGAACCCCTGGATCAACTCGGTGCCCCGTGCAACGAGCGTCGCGGCGAGGTCACCCACGGCGGTGAATGCCCGCATCGATGTCAGTGCCAACCAGACGACGATGGCAGGCCACCGCTGATCGAGTCCGGTCAGGAAGCCGCTGATCAGCTCGATACCCTTCGCCAGCAGCGTGGTACTCAAGTCTCCGATCGCCGCGAGTGCCGCGTCCTTGACCAGTAGCAACCACGCCTGGATGGTGGGCCAGTGCTGGTTGAGACCATCCAGCAACCCCTGCAGGAGCTCAATACCCTTGGATAGCAACGTGATCGAAAGATCGCCGACCGAATTCAGCAGCTTCATGGGCATCGTGATCATCCACATGGAGACCAGATACCAGTTGATGTCGAGACCGGTGACGAAGCCCTGCAGGAACTCCAGTGCCTTGGGAGCCAGCGTCATGCCGACGTAGCCGATAGCGACGGGCAGGGCGAGCATCAGGGTGAGCAGGGCCATGCCGATGCCAGCCCAGAGGCCAGGATTCGAGACGGCCGTCAGGAAGCCTTGGATCAGTTCGCCGGCCTTCGGTACCAGCGTGCGCGTGAGGTCGCCGATCTTGGTGCCGATGGTCTCGCCCATGCCGGCCCAGTTGACCGAATCGATCGCGGTGTCATACCAGGTCTTCAGGCTGGTGCCGAGATCACCCAGCTTCTCGATGATCTTGGTAACCACATCGCCCACCGCGATAGCGGCCGACAGCACGTCACCCCAGGGAATGGCGCTCGCCGCATTCCACAGCCAGACGAAGAGGGCGGCACCGAGATTGCCCAGCTTGCTCACGATGGTGGCGGTGATGTCACCAGCAGCGGACGCGGCCCGGCCGATCACTCCGCCCCAGTCCACCGACGACGCCTGCTCCCACAGCCAGGATCCGAGTGCACCCGCGAGGTCGCCCAGGCCCGTGAGGATGGCCCCCCAGTTGATGGCACTGAAGGCAGCCTGAATGGCCGCCCAGAGATTCCGCGCGGCGTCCGCGATGAGGGCAAAGCCCTCGCCAAAGTTGCCATCCATGAAGGCATCGAAGGCGGATTTCAGGTCATCGACCATGGCGATGAGCGGCGTGATCACCGCAGACAGGTCGGGGAAGATGGTCTTCAGGGCAAGCAGAGCAGCCGTAACCGGGTCGGCTCCATAGGACCGGAAGAAGTTGAACGAATCAACCAATCGACCGAAGGCGTCTATCACCCAGCCAATCGCGGCCCCGAGCTCGTCGCGGAACACGAAGGCCAACAGGGCTGCGGCGGCAATCACGAGGCCGATCGGGGAGAGCAGGAATCCGATCACCCCAAGCAGGGCGCTCAGTGCGGGGAGCATCATGCCGATGACAATCAGGAGTGGTCCGAGCGCGGCCGCTGCGGCGGCAATGCCGACAATCCATTTCTGCATGCTGGGCGAGAGATCATCCAGCCAGCCCAGAAGATTCTCCAGGGCCTCCAATCCCTTGTTGACGAACGGCAGCAGGTGGCGTCCGAACGCAGCCCCAACATTCTGCAGCCTCGCCTGGAAGATCTTCATGCGGTTGGAGGTCGAGTTTGCAGTGTCGGCGAAGTCACCCTGGGCATCGGTGGTTTCGTCCAGGATGATCTGGTACCGGGCCATGGCCTTGTCGGCTTCGGTCAGCTCCGCTGCGGTACCAGCCAGGCCCATCTGAAGCGCTTTGGTTTCGACCGCCGCCGCTGAAACGTCCACACCGTACTTGCGGATTGCCTCCGTTTCGCCAGCCAACGCTGACGAGATAACGGTGAACGCCTCTTCCGGGTTCAGGTTGTGGAACGAACCAAAGTCAGACGTCAGCTGGGTCATCGCGACCGACATCTCCATCAGCTGATCGGGACCGCTAGCGATGGTTTTGAACATGCCAGCAAACGATGAGGAGTAGTCCAGGGCAGCCTGCTGGCTCATGCCCATGGCCTTGTCGCTGGTCGAGGACCAGGCCAGCACAGCGGCGGCGTTCTGCCCAAAGAGCTTGTCTGACTTGTTGATCGACTCGTCGAGATCGGCGGCCCAGTTGATGGCTTTCCAGCCCGCTGCGGCCAATGGAAGGGTCACGCCGGCGGTGAGAATGCCGCCCCATTTACGAGCCGATTCGCCGAGACTGTCGAGGCTGGCGCGCGCCTTCCCGATGCCGCGATCGAACGCGCCGCCTTCCAATCCGAGTTCGACCATGAGCTTTGCGATGGTCGCCATTTATGCGCCTCCTGCTATAATCGGCGACGCAAGCGGGTTCCAGTTACAAGTCAATTTCATGGGAGGGAATGCAGGATGAAACGTCTCAGTGCTGTCGTACTTGGCTTGATTCTTATGGCAGTCACCGTTATTCCGGGGAGTGCCCAGGGCACGGCGGCGGCGACGTGTAGTGACTTTCAGATCTATTGGGAAACGCTCGTCACGACCATACCTGATGATCAGGAAGGGCTGGATGCATTCCTGGAGATCGTCGACGCTGGTCCTCGGACCACTCTCACCGAAGATCAGCAGGTTGCCGCCTACCAGTTCCTGGGAGCCTGGAGCACCAATATCTCCGGCGTCGACGAAACCGTGATCCCGGCATCCGCGCGCGTCTATCACCAGGAGCTGGTTGACGAGTTCGATATGACGGCCAGCCTCATCGAATATGGCGATTTGGTCGACCTTGCCGACACGTTCGCATACTGGTCCGTTGGTATTTACATTCTCCTGATTGACGAGGCCGAAACACCGGCCCAGTGCATCTAACCCGTCGCCTGCCGCTTCCCGGCGAACGCCAGCAGCTTGCCCTTCAGCACCTCGGGATCCTCCGCGTCGGTGACTGGCTCGGCTTTCTCTTTGAATGGCATGAATTCTTCGACCTTGTGCCATTTCGGGTGCTTTCGCTGCGCCTGGTGCACGTTGTAGATGCCCTGCGTGGTAAGCGCCTGGCGAATGTCGGCTCGTTCTTCGCCGAACGGCTCGATGATGTAGAACGCCTTCCATTCGCTGAGCTCGTGGCTGCTCATCCGCTGCCCGAGCTCAGCGACCGTCATGCCCAGGGCCAGCGCTAGTCGGAAGAGGAACCGTCGCTCTGGCCGGGCTCGGAGTTTCCCTCCAGCTCTTCCTCGTCTTCTTCAGTGATGCCGGAGAGCCGCGCGGCCACGTCGTAAATCCGGTCGATCGGTGCCGCCGACTTCTCTCCGAGTTGCCGAACATCGGCCGGCCCAAAGAGCTGATTGCCAGCTTCATCAATCACGGTCAGCGCCACCAGGCGAGCCCGCACGTTCGAGTAGTTCGGCCCCTTCTGCCCTTTGCCCTTTCCGACAATGGAGGCTTCGTAGGCGTCCCGTTCGGCGGCGTTGAGTCCCTTGACGCGGACGGCACCGCCCCATTCCGGGATCAACACGTCTTCGGTCTGGATATCGGGAGCGCTGAAGATGGCGTCACGGCCAAGTAGCTGAGCCAACGGAGTGCCTTTCTGGTCGCGTCGGGGCGACGGGTGATCGATTACGAGCTGGTGATCGCGCCGGTGACCATCAGGGTCACAGAGGCCCGGAAGATGCCCTCCACCGGAGCGGCGTACTCGAACCCGGTGACGTACGCGGCGAACGTCAGGGTCTCCGGGGAGGACAGCGGAATGACCATCTGGAAGTTGCGCCGCGTCCGGTTGCTCTGCAGGGTGCGCAGCGTGGTCTGAGTGGCGGCCTGGTAGTAGTTGATCTCGAACGTGACCTCGCCGCCTTCCAGGATGGTCGGGACCGGCTCACGCCAGCCCTGGGAGTCGTGGTTGGTGGCGTCCTCGGTGTTGAGGGTGGTGCCGGGGCCGGAGATATCCAGGACCTCGGCAATCGTGGTGAAGGCTTCGGAGCCGGCGCCGTCGCCGACCTTGAGCAGGGTCCCGTGTGAACTGCGGGCGCTGGTGGCCATGGTGTTCCCTCCAACAGGTGACTAGATCGTGACGACCGCGAATTCGATGGCGGCGTTCTCCGCCTCCAGGTAGAGGTTGCCGTCGGACTGCTGCCAGCCCTCCAGCCGGGTGGGCCCCCAGACGACGGTGTCCCCGAACGGGATGTCCACCGCGCTGATGTCTTCGGAGCGGCCGAACGGGTCGTCGACCGAGGTGATGGTGGCGTGGTAGGGCGTGTCGGCGCTGGTGTTGCGGATCAGGAGGACTTCCCGTCCGGTGACGGTGAACTGCTCCTTGTCGGTCGGGTCGGCGGCGGTCCAGACCACCTCTTCCCACTCCCCGGCGTAGGCACCGGGCGCGGTCGTCTTCGGGAGCGTCTGCCTAGGCATCGGTGTCCTCCGATTCGTCTGCGGCCACGATGGCCTCGATCAGCGCGGCCTTGTTGGGATAGGTGTCGCGGCTCGGGTCTTCGATGCCGAGCTCCAGGGCGCGGGCTTCGAGGTCCTCGCGGCTGGTGCGTTCGGAGATCTCCGGCGCCGGTTCATTGGCCTTGCCGCCGTCGATGATCTCCAGCGGTGGGTGCATGGTGGCGAAGTGGTGGATGAACTTGGCCTCTTCGAGGGTGTCGAACGGGCAGAGGCGACAGCGATAGACATCGCGCCCCGCCCAGACGCCCCGGATGGGTGTCGGTTCGGTCATGACAGGACCTCCTGTTCGAACGTGACCTGGAAGACCAGCACGAGGGCCAGCGTCTCGGTGGAATCCCACTCGGACGGCCCGATCTCCCAGGCGATGGGCGGGGTCGCGTTGTTGGAGAGCCGGGGATCGCCCCCGGTGATCATGGTTCCCTCAAAGCGGTCGGACTTGAACCCCTCGTAGAGCCGGAGCGGCACGGTGTCGACCATGCGGGTCATGAACGCGAACCCCGCGTCCAGCCCCTTCGCTCGCGGCGTGTGCATCTCGACCTGGATGTCCACCACGCCAGCCAGCGGACTCGATTCGTCTTCCCGGCCATGACTGGCCAGGTAGTGGTTCCCGCGTTGCGGCAGGATGATGATGGCCGGCCACTCGTTGACCGAATCCGGCACGTCCTGGTAGGTCCGAACCTCGGGCACGGTCAGCAGGTCGGCGCGAATCGCGGCGCAGAGGTTGGTGAGGGACTGGCTCATCGGGCGTACGCCACTTCGATCTCCGCTGCCAGGATCGGCACCAGGGACCGCATGAACGGTTCGGCTGCTTCAGCAGCGGGTCGCATGTACGGTTGCGCCTTCGTGCCGTAGAGGCCGATCTTGCGGCGGACGGCGTACTCACTGACCCCGTGGCGCCTGGCCCAGCCAGCCAGCGCGCCCGGTGGTGGCCAGTGCGGGCGGGTGCCGGTCTCGACCCATTCGGCGTAGTTCACGTTCGGGCCGATGCGACGACTGCGCACGGTCGGCTTTTCGATACCGATGCTGTTCCGTAATCGCCCACGATCAACCGGGGCATTCTCGCGGGCGCGCGACTGGGTGAAGATGGAACCACGATCGAGGAAGCGCTGGACCGGGGCGTCAGCCCGGGCGCTGTGCAGCTTGCGCTTGAGCGGTTCGAGGCCGTGGATCTTGACGGTGATGCCGCCGGAGGTGGCCATTAGACACCCTCCTTGGTAGCCAGAGCTGCCCTGAGATCACCTAACAGCGAACAACAGTCGGCAAGGCTTTTCGTCAACTGATCCCGCTCTTCGACCTCCTCGTCGATCGCCTCCTGGAGCTGGGCAACCGTCGCTTGCTCAAGCGGAATCCAGATACGGCGATTGTTCTCGCAATCCCAGCAATCGTGATAGTCGCCATCAAAGAGTTCTGGGTCCTGACCCGTTCCGCCACACCGGGGACATTCCACGGGAATCGTCTTGGCCATCCCTACACCCCCACCAGGCCGAAGCGGCGGTACTGCGAGATCAGCTGCTTCACATCCGGGTCCATGCCCGGCAACGTCTGCATCTGGCCGTGGTCAGCTGAGCCAGCAATGCCGAAGGGCGCGTCCTTGCGCTTGTAAAGCCGGGACGTGAGGATCAGACAGGCCTCCCGGATGGCGTGGGGCACGTCGGTGCTGTACCCCCACTCCCCGCTCACCCGCACCCGATTCCGCCCCAGCGGGAAGTAGCGGGGCGCGTTGGGCACGAGATAGATGGCCTGGTAGGGCGGATGGCCGTCGAACTCGACATTGGAGACGTCCCAGGTCGCTTCGTAGACCCGGTCGCCGTCCTCATCGGTGGCGATGCCGGTCAGGGAAACCAGGTCCCGGTCCAGCATCAGCTCGCCGGTGAACTCGACGCTCACTGTCCGGGTCGCACTCTCGACGAAGAACGTGCGGGCACACCAGCCGTCGATCTGCCGGGACGCTGCCTCGATCATGGATTCGAGGGTGGCGTCCTGCTGATTACCGGTGATGTCGAGCCGCGCTTTCGCTTCGGCGAGGGTGCAGTACCCGCGATCGATCGCCATGGCCTACGCAGCCCCTCGGTTCTGGGCCTTCGTGACCTGGCGGTTTTGGCGCGGTGCCTGCTTGCGCTCACCGTCTTCGTCTTCCACCGGCTCGATGACGCCAGCCACGTCACGGAGCAACCAGGCGGCCGTCACGTCGTCGAAGTCGGCGGTGTCGCCCGTCTTCCACGCGCCGATGCCGCTGGCGTAGTCACTGGTGAAGCGATAGGTCTTCATGGCTAGATACCCTCCAGGTAGTGGAGGACGTAGATCGTGGCCACCAGGTCGGCGGATGTGCCGTCCCAGGTGCCGCCGGTGGTGAGTTCGCAGCCGAGCCGAGCGTCGGCCGCAATCGGCGCTGCGCTGCGCTGGATGCGCTTCACCACGTTGGTTTCCGTGGTCACGGTCAGCGTGGTGTCCGCGTCTTCGGTTCCGCCAATCGTGGCCCCGATGCTGGCCGTGCCAGCTGTCGCGGCCGCACTGGAAGTCCAGGCGATAGCTACGATGTCGCCCTTGAAGGGCATCACGTACCCATCGACCGCCTGGGAGGCTTCTGCGGTAGCAGCGGGAAGCTGCACATCGGTCTGGGAGGCGGCGAGCGCATCCTGGCCGAAGACGTAGGCCACGAGCTGGCCCTTGGAGATATCGAGCGTGATCTGGGTCATGATGCCCTCCAGAGGCCCTGGAGGCGGGGTTCAACGCCCCGCCCCGATGGCCGAAAACGCTAGACCGTAATGTTGTAAATCGTGTCAGCCGACTCAATGCCAGAGGCGTTGCCGGTTGGCGTGAAGCGTCCGAAGCCGAGCCGCATGGAGGCAACCAGGCGCGTCTGGTCGGTCGCCGGGATGCGCTCGGTTTCGAGTTTGATCCGCCGCCGCCAACCAGCCACGAACCCGCGCCGGTTGAAGGTCACCAGCTGGCCCTTGGTGTTGTTGGCCGGGGTATCGAACGACACCTTGCCATCGGCCTCGGTGAGCGGCATCGCAATACTGGAGATGACCGGGTAGCCGAGAATCGCGGCCACCTGGCCGGAGATGAGGTCGCGGCCACCGTTGTAGATCCGGGCGTTGAGCACCGGATCCAGAGCGGAGATCGCATCGGCCGTCGCCGGATCGGCCACGTAGATCAGGTCGTCCGAGCTGGTCGGGTGGCCCCAATCGTGGAGATACGTGCGGTCAACCATGCGACCGCGCGCCGCGTTCAGCATGGCGAGGGTGATGGCCCCGGCGGCGTTGAGGCTGTTGGCCGTGTTATCGACCAGGCCGACGTGACGAAGGCCGTCGAAGGCCAGGAAGTGCTTGGTGTCGGCGGGATCCTCATCATCGCTGTTGATGTTGCCCGTACCCGCGTTCGTGGTATCCCCGTTCAGCACGAGACTGTCGGTGTAATGGGCCACCGCGATGGCCAGCTGGCGGCGCAGGAAGGGCACGAACGGAATGATCGCGTCCTCTTCCATCTCGCCCGACCACATCTGGTGGAAGACGAACTTCTTCGCATCCACCTGGACCCGGTTGGAGCCGGTCTTGACCGTGGCGTAGTTGCTGGAGTTGTTGGCCGTGGACTCACCGACCAGCAGCATCTCCGGAATGTCGACTTCGACCGGCAGGTACGCGGTCGGGGCGCTCATCTCGAAGGTGTTGATCAGGCCAAAGACGCGAGACTCCGGCCGGGCCGCTTCCCAAAGGTCACCCACGTACTGGGCGCCGATGAGCTGCTGACCGTAACCGGACTCCGCAGTATCCATGGCGCGGACCGCCGCCTCGAAGGCGCGCTGATTGCGCTTGGAGACGCGCGGGAAGACATCGTCCAACGCCTGGCGATCAATCGCCCGCACCTCGTCATCGGAGAGGTACTGCGCGTCGGAGATGGCCTTGAACGTGCGGGTCAGCTCCTCGGATGGTCCCTTGCCCAGCCCGTTGCGGGCCTTGGACACCTGAAGGTCGTACAGGAATTCGACGTCAGCCGGGGTGAGGTTGAAGCGGGCGAACTTGGAGCCGATCAGGGCCGCGTCCGACGTCCCGAATCGCATCTTGCGCACGATCGGGTCCGCATCGTCCAGGCTGCCCAGGTACTCGGCAACGAACGCCCGGAGCTTCTCTGGCGAGACCAGATCCTTCAGCTCCGTGATCTTCGTGTCGGTGTCAGTCTGAATCGCCTGAACGCGCTGATTCACGTCCTGGATGAATTGCTCTCGGGATACTTCGGTCATGGTTGGCTCCACCAATGGTCGATGTCGTTCTTCACGACAGGCGCGGTCCGGAACAGCTCCGGTACCAGGTCGGGCTCTCCGGCGAGGAAGAGCCCACGAATCCCCTCCTGGTCGAGGGCGGCGAGGTGGGCAGGGACCTCGGGCGCGGTCTTGCCGAGCCGTTGGTATGCCCGCGAGAGGCGCCGGTACTGCTGCTGGTCGAAGGAGCCATCGTCGGCGGCGGAGCGGAACAGCCGCGCCATGCGGAGCGCCGTTCCCTCCCAGACCGCCTCGGCCTCGTCTCCCTGCAGGTCGGCGGGTTCGTCAGTGAGTTCAAGGAGCTTCTCGCCAATGGTGGCCAGGCCCCGGATTTGCCGCTCCATCAGCGCATCGGGGTCACCCGGCACCGGGACAGCGGAGATGTCGAGCAATTCGTTGCGGGTGACCGTCCCGTCGCGGTGGGTATCCCAGCCAACGGAGACCGTGTTCAGGAAGCCGCGCCGGTACTTGGATTCGATCTGGCGGGCGAAGTCGTCTTCCGGGTCGAACGTCACGTCCGCCAGGAGCGCCTTGCCATCGATCGAGACGGAGGCCCGGCCGATCGGCAGGTGCGTGCCCCAGTAGTCGTGGGACCAGAGGACAACCGGGTTCTTCCGGTAGTTGTCGAGGTCCCAGTCCTCGATCCTGAGATCGATGCCGTCTCGCTTGATGCCCTCGCCAGAGGCGACGAAGCGGATCGGGCCGGTGTCGGAGTCGTTCGACTGGGCGAGTGCTCGCAGGTAGTTGCTCATGTCGGGGGTGCTCCAGAAACAGAAAACGCGTTCCCCTGGACCGGTCTGCCGGTTGGGAACGCGTTGGTTCGCTCACTGTTTCTGGCCCGCGAGGGGCGCTTCTTCGATTGTGTCCATCCTATCATGCCGCGATCGCCACCGCACTGGTCTGCTTGCACCGCTTGCAATCGACCTTGACGACGCTGCCGGGCGCCGCCTCGGTGGCCATCTTCCCGCAGTGGGGGCACTTGACCGGCCGCCAGACGATGCGGACGGACTCTGGGAGCGGGGCGGGGTGGGCGGGAGCGTGCATGGCTACTCCCCCACCACGGCCACGAGGAATGGCCAGAGCGTTTCAATCATCGTCACCACCTGCTGATCGGTCAGGCTGGTCACGTCCTCCAGTTGGGATTGTTCAGCAGAGTGCAGGATCATCCGCATGGCGGGCTTTATCGCGAGATCGTTGTCCGCCAGGATCGCCGTGGCCAGGTCGTAGTCGCCTTGCGTCTGCTGGGCTGGAACCGCGAGGTGTCTGATTCGATAAAGGCTATGCGTGTTGAGCGCACCGGAGACGGTGTCGGCGAACAGGCCCGGTGTCCGGGCGATCTCTTCCCTCGTCGCATATGAATAGGCCATCGGTGATCTCCTTACAGGGTGGTGAGCGTAGACACAGGCACCCAGCCACGGAGCGCCCCCACGATGACGGCGGCGTAGTCGACTGATGAACTCGTGACCCGCTCGAACGTGTCTTCCACCAGCGTGGCGGCGGCCAGCGTCTTGATCGTGTCGGACGTGGTCGGTGGAGCATTACGCAGGGTGGCGCCGCCCACGGCAATCTGCCGGTTGGGGTTGAAGGTGTTGGGGATGAGGGTGTTGGCGGCGGCGTTCGCCATGGTCCACGCGGCGGGCATGGCGGAGAGGCGGGCGATCTCGGCATCGGGCAGGGCAACGGGGTAGATGAGGACAGATTCGATAAGCCCCTGCCAACGAGCACTGACGCCCTGCGCCCCGATCTCAAAATCGGCTGTTGAGGTGAGGGCATTGGCCTTGAATATCGTCTTCGACAGGTGGCTCAGCAGTGTGGCAATGCTGCCCTGCCACCGAGCCGCCATCCATCCCCAGGTCGTATCGGCCCACGCACTTGTCTGGTCTCCGATCGTCTGCGGATCACCAAAGATGAGCCGGGGCACGAGCGACGACTGGAGACGACCCAGATAGATGCGCTGGGGAGTGCCCCCGGCCAGATGGGTGAGCAACCGCTGGTCAGCCCCGTTGTCCGTCCCTGTTTGTGCCCGGATCAGGATCGTGCCAGCAAGATGCGAGAGGTATCCGGAGGGCAGGGTGAGCCGTCCGGCGCCACCCTGCCACGCCTGACCATACAAGCCGGTGGTCGGCGTCATGGTCCCAACGACTGTCGGGCTCACCACCCCGTTGCGGTCAAAGCTCCCGTCAGGCGACAGCAGCAGGCTCGGGTAGACGATCCCCGGTACATCGCGCCATGTGGTGGCGTAGTCGGCATCGTCCGTCTTGGTGACGGTCTGCCCGTACGTCCCGCCGGTGGGGACGCCAGGCCCCGGATCCCCTTGCGGACCGGGGTCACCCTCAGGCCCGGGAACCGTGGAGTCTTCTCCAGGAGCCCCTTGGATACCCTGCTCGCCTTGGGGGCCAACCAGCGAGTCCAGCCACTCGGCTTCCGTGCCAACAAAGCCGTCCAGCACCGCGATCTCATATGCCGACGCCCCGACCGTGGTGGCCGCGATCTCTTGCAACTCATCGCTGAATGCCGCGAACCCCGCATCCAGCGCCGTCTGCACCGCATTGGTCAGCACGGGCGGGATGCCCGACACAGCCCGCAGCTCCTCAATGCTGATCGGATCGCCTGCGGGGAGCACGAACATGAAGCCCGGCGTGCCCGGGCAGCTGTAGACCCAGCGGGTGGCCAGGTCGGCCGCCAGATCGACGGAGTACGTGCCGTCGGAGCCGGATTCGAACGGGACTTCGCCGTCGACCGGGACCGTGGCCAGGGCGTCGTAGGAGAACGACTCCAGGCGGAAGAGCCCCTTGACGCCCGCGCGGGGCTGGGCCTTGCCGTCCAGCAGCTTGCCGGTGACGGTGCGGGTGGTCATACATTCGTCTCCACATCCAGCACGGCGACCATGCTGCATCTGCATCCGATGTCCTCACTGGCCCGGCCAATCTGGCCCGGCGTTGGTCCCGAGCCGCTCCCCACCCGGAAGTTGTCGTCCAGCGCCACCACCTGTCCATGGGCGGCGATGTGGCTCTCCCTGGTGCGATCATCCAGCGCGGCCAGCCACCGCTTCTGCGTCACCACACCCGACTGCTTCCAGCTGGCCATGGTCCCAGCGTTGGCGGCCACGGTGGTCTCGGTCCGGGCGATGGTCTCCTTCGAGGAGCGGATGCGGTCCCCCATCACCCGCTGGATACGTTCGGCCAGCTGGTCGATCGACTCCCCATCCGCCACCCCTTCCGCCAGCTCCCCGGTCAGCAGGTCCCACGTCGTCTGGTTGACGCTCTCGGCGAACCGCTGCACCTGCGTCTCGATGGCCCGCAGCACGTTCGGGTCCTGCACATCGAAGGCGAAGTCCAGCGCGAGCTCGTCACGGGCCAGTTCCCCAGCATCGTTGACCACGCCCGCGATGATCGGCCGCATGGTGACCCGGAAGGTGCGAATCCAGCGGGGCAAGTCGAACGGGTCGAGCAGGACATCTTCAGCTTCCCGCTTGCCCCGTTGTCGCAGCCGGGCCAGGATGGATTGCTGCTGGTCCGCCATCAGCCGGGCGGTCTCGGTGCCGATCCGGCGCTCCCACGGTTCCTGGTCGGCGATCTTCCGCTCCCAGAGGGAACGATGTTCCGGAGATCCGTACTCGATGGTGCGGACCAGGCTACGGCTGCGGGCCGGGTCATCCTCGGGCGGGGTTGGGTCTTCGGGATCAGCCACCGTGGGGGCCAGGGCGGGCGGAATGGCGGCGACGGGCTTCTCCGGTGAGTCGATCGGTATCCTGGAGGAATCGAGCCAGACAACGTCGCCCCAGGGGACGGTCGGCAGACCCTTCTCTTTGCGCCATTCGTTGATCTTGAGCACCCCACGGTCCAGCTGGCCGGACTCACGCTCCCACTTGGCCGTCTCCGCCTCGTGCAGTGCATCAATGTCGGAATCGTCGAACTCGGCGACCATGTCGCCACCAAAGAGGCTCAGCAGCTGCTCGGTGATCTCTGCGGCGATGAAGCGGGCTTCCGGGATGATGCAATCGGCCCAGAACGCCTTCTCCGCCGCGTCGACGTTGGCGTAGGTGCGCTGGCCTCCGAGCTTGTCGAGGGGCACGGCGTAGGCCCGGGCAATGTCCTCCAGGGACAGCTTCATCATATCGACGAACTGGGCATCCTTCGGGGTCATCGACAGCTGGCGGACGTTGGCATCGAACTGGAGAATGCCCACCCGATGCGCCTTGTCCACGCCCTTGAACCGCTTGTCGAATCGATCGGCCAGACTGTCCATCTGCTCGGTCGAGAAGTTCGTCCCCTCTTTCGGCGTGATCAGTGTGTTGAGCTGGATGCCGTTGCGGAACAGGTTGTAGTTCGACTTGCCAGCCGCCGAAGACGTGTCAGCAGCCAGCCGAGCGGCACCGAGCGGTGAGAGACCGCGGAACTCGTTGCCCACGTTGGGGAACCGGAGCCAGAGGGTTTCGTTCGGCTCGAAGCGGGTGAACTTCCCGTCGCCGTGGTGCAGGGTGAAGTGGCTGATGTAGTCGGTGCTGTGCGTGTGCACCTCGACCCGGTCAGCCCGGGCCCACCACATCTCGACCGGCTTGCTCCCCTTCATGGTGTAGAAGGTGAAGGATTCGCCCCACACACAGAGCGACTGCTCGGTCATGTCGAGCCAGCGCTGGAACGTCCAGCGGGGGTTGATCGAATCGAGGAGGTCCCGGGCCGGGCCGGTCGTGATCTCCTTGCGCTTGCCGTCCGCATCTCGCCGCTTGGAATAGAGCTTGATCGGCAGGCTGGAGAGCGCTTTCGTCCGGGCGTTGATGCAGGCATAGACGGCATTGCTGGTGGCGACGTAGGTGACGTACTCGGCTGGCTGGTACTCGCCCACCCCGGCGAAGACGCCCAGCTCGGAACCGCCAATGAAGCCACGTTGACCGCTGGCCAGGGACCTGGCGACACGCGGATCGTCGACCAGCCAGGAGCGGAGAAACGTGCCGAGCCCGCTCATCGGAACAAGTCCCCGTCGAGCCCCGACATCAGCGGGATGGCGATATACCGCCAGGCATCGAGGTAGTGATACTGCTCCTTGTCCACAATGCCCTCCAGGGGTTCGCCGTGATCGTCCACCGGCCGGCTGTACGTGCCGAGCTGGTCCAGGGTGCCGTGCAGATCGTCGAAGAGGATGAACCGGTCCTGCTTGATCCCGCCGTAAACGCGATCGATCCCGACCTCGACATCGATGATGGCGGGGGCACTGATGGGCAGGCCGGCGGCGGCGAACTCGTTGCGCCACTGCCCTTCCGAGCGGGCTCCGCCAAACGCGGTAGGGGTACGCGGTTCCCCCTTGCGCAATTCGATGGCGTGCTCTTTCGCTGTGCGCTCACCGGCCTTGTACTCCCGATACCCGATGTATCGCCCGGAGGGCTTGCCCTCGTCACTCAGCTCCTTCGCCCAGAAGATGCCGGCCGTGTTGACGCCGCCGAAGTCGAGGCCGAGGAACCGATCCCAGTGCTCGGGGATGGTGAAGCGGGGCATGGTGTGCATGGGGCGGTCGAAACACCCGTAGATCATCCCGGCCGGGCGGGTGAACCGGCCCCGGTAGAACATGTCGAACTTCCACTCCGGCATACTCGCCTGAATGCGGTCGTACTCCTCTTTCGAGAAAGCCGGGTTCATGGTGGAGTCGAAGTTGATGACATCGATGTCGGGATGGTTGCCCTTCGCCAGCTGCCAGGGAAGCCAGATCAGGTCGTAGAGCCAGCCGAGGCTGTACGGGGTGGTGGTGAGCAGGGCGCGCCCCTGATGCAAGGCCAGGCGCCGCTGAATCGCCTCCCACGAGGCCAGCTTGAACGTCTTCTGCCCCACCTCGTCGAGCCAGCCGCCCTTGGCCGTCATGGACTCGAGGGAATCCGGGTCCGCCGCATAGCCGAAGCGGACGATGGTCGGCGTGTCCTGCTCGGCTCCGAAGATCTTCCGTTCGCCAGCGGGGGAGAAGGTGAACTGGCGGGTCGGGCTGGCCTTGTAGGTGCCCAGGTTCAGTTGGGCCTCGAAGAGCCGCTTGAATTCCGGCAGGGCTTTGGCTTCGAGGAGAGGGAAGGTGGGGGTGGCGACGATGTAGTCGCCAGGGCCCTTGCGCCGAATCTCTTCCAGCAGCCAGTGAGGACCGAACGACGTCTTGCCCGACTGAGAACCGGCGATGACGCAGACGAACCGTTTCTTGCTCACCCAGGCCCGTTGCTGGCCCCGGTGCAGGTTGAGTGTCATCTGCCCGTTGTCGACCGTGGCGAGGTCGGTGGGCCGTGCCAGCTGGGCGACCATCTAGGATTCGCCCTCGACCAGGTCAGGGTCCAGCGTCACTCGGATCGTGGTGATGGGGGTGGCGATCTCGCCGGAGTGATGCACCTTCTCGGTGAACTGGCCGTGCGCCTTGCCGATCAGCTCCAGGGACTTCACCTTTGAGCTGAGGTCCATCTTGACCTCGACCTCGTCACCGTCCTTGTTGCGCTTGATGATCAGGAACTCACGCCATTCGGCCCGGGCGATGTCCGACAACTCGGCCAGCACCTCGTTGGCCGTCATGGCCACCTCGGCCAACCGTTCGTCAATGCGCGCGCGAACCTGAGCATTTCTGAGCAGGCGGTAGGCTTCCTCGGAAGGGAACTCGTACCCGGCAAGCCGAGCAGCCTCGGTGCCATTGCCATGCGCTTCGCCCAGATAGAACTCGACAAAGAGCTTGCGCTTTTCAGCGAGATCTTTCCTGGTGGGCTTGGGTTGTTCGGGGGAATCCGGGGTCGCCATCGAGCACCTGGGCGCAGTGCGCCTGATGGCCTGACACCGCCAGTGTAGCACTCGACTACAGCCTGAAAAAGGTGGAAGGTTCCAAACCATGAGTAGGGGTTAGGATCCAAAACCCATCTTGCGGGTGTGCGGGTGCGCACATAACTAATTGAAACCTGTAATACCAATAACGAGAAATGATATTCCACCTGAATAAGCCTAGAATTCAATGATTTGAGGCGGTGGAAGGTTGCTATTTTTCGAGGAAGGTTTTAGAATTTCAGCAGTGGAAGGAAAGCCTACCCCTGTCTACCCTCCTTCCTCCGAACATAATATTGGACCCAGCGTTTTCGGCGTTAGTTTTTGGATGCCCCTGCCCCTCAAAAGTGGTGGAAGGTGTGCATCTAGGTGAAAGGCGAATCCCGGCTATGGCTGTAGGCGACACCAAGTCCGGCGATGGCGAAATGATCATGATGACGGTTGGCAACCTTGCGAAAGCCCTTGGCGAGCCGATTTGGTTGGCGAACTTCATTGACAATCTCAAGCTGCCTGAGGTCAAGGTTCAGCGCAACGCTGATGGACGGCTGGTATATGGACAGCTGACCGACGTGTACCTGGAGGGTGCAAAAGCTGTGCTGGCGAAGCGGGATCAAGAGCTGTTGCCGCCAACGAAAGAGGAAATGAGGCGGCGGGTACCTGAACTAGAGCGCAAGCTGGTCGAACAATGGCATTGGACGTTCGGATTATTTCCGGTCCGTGCCGCCGAGCTCCTGCCCTTTGCAGGCGACCTTGTGGATGAATGGGCCAGCGACCGAGGAAAGGCCAACGCCCTGGGTCAGCGCCTATCAAGAATGGTTGGCCGGGAATTCAATGGCTTCAAGGTTGTGGAGTCGAGTCGCAAGAAGAACACCGCGATCTATGCACTGGAGCCCGTCCAGGACGCGAAGGATGGATCAGCATGAGCGACGACCAGGAATACACCTCGATCGTGAACCTGGGCCAACGATTTGGCATCTCCAAAAAGGCCCAGCTGGTGCTCTCCAACCTCCACATGAAACCGGTTCCCTTCTCCATTGGCGCTGATGGCCTGCCGATCGTGAGCGAAGAAATTCGCCTCCAGATCGCTGGGGCGACGCTGGCAGCCGATGAGCCCCACACCAAGCGGCCGCCATTCAAGTCCAAGGAGGAATGGTTGCAAGAGCTCGGAGCCATCGTCCTGGCAGACGATCCGACGTTCCTTGACTTGCCACAATAGAACATATGTTCTATTGTGTAGTATGGAAACTGCCACAAAGAGGGGACTAGGCCAACAGTGGAGGATCAGCGCACCATTCACATGACTGAACGGTCCGTCATCGTCGTGGGGGACGATCCGGGTCGCGACATGTGTCGCGTAGTTCATAAGCGCCTTGATGACGCGACTACTACCGAAGCATTACACGTCCCTGGCGACCTAGTGCAGCCGGTGATTCTTTCGTCCAGTCATCCCGAGGTTGTGCGCCACGAACTGCGCAGATACACCGCACTGATGAACCAGGAAGCAGCTCTGCGAAGTATTCCGGAATCAGAGCGCCGAACCGAGGAACGCCGGCGGGCAAGGCGGGAGCGCACCATGCGAGGCCACTGCACGACGTGCGGCGGGAGCAGCTGGAGCGAAGACCATGAAGGCAACTCGATAGCCTGCCCTGAGTGCAATGCCTAGTCGCCTGGATTTTCATGCCTCGCCCGTGCCCTGCTACGCTCGGCTAAATCCCGAAGCGTAGTTGCCATGTGGCGAGTTAGATCCTCGTTTCGCTCCCAATCTATTGCCTTGACCAATCCAAGAATCTCGGCGAGGTTGGAATCTGGATCGATCTCCGGATCCTCCGGCCGATGCCCCGCTTTCGTCAACACGACATCGACATCCAGGGCCATAACGTCGGCAATCCGGTCGGCCATTTCTGGCGTCGGAGTCCGCTGACCAGTCGCCCAGCGCGACACGACCGCGTTCTGCACATCGAGGCGCCTCGCAAGGTCCGCCTGGGTCCACTCGCGTCGCGCCAATTGCCGCTTTAGCCATAGTGCAAAGGTGCCTTCTGGCACTCTCTCGATACTCATATGGCAATGATGCTTGCGCAAAGTGCCAGACGGTACTACAATGGTTCCATGAGAACGATTCAAGCGGGGCGACGCTACTTCGCCACTCACCAGCTCCGAACGCGCATCCTCGAACAGGGTCGCAGTTTCCGGTGGGTTGCCCAGCAAATCGAGCTGTCCGACAGCCATTTCAATCGCGTCCTGTCCGGTGAACGATGGGTCACTGAGGCGAATGCCCGGATGGTGGCTGCCATCCTCGGGACTGACTTTGACGTGCTTTGGAAAGTACCAACTGGTACCGAAATGGCACCAAAAGGAGTATTAGTCGCATGAGTGAGTTCCCCCTGGCCGCCCACCGTGCCGGCACGATCCCCCTGGAAGAGGTTGCCGAGTACCTGGGCATCAGTGTCGAGATGGTCAAGCGCTGCATTGCCGACGATGAGGACGAGACCCTCGCCGGCGAGACCAAAACGAATCGGAAGCTGGTTCACGCAAAAGCGACAGACGACGTTCGTCGCATTCCCGGTGGTCGCCGACAGGGTGCCAGCTGCTTCGTCCTTCGCCGTCCCTTTGAGCGCTATGCGGGCATGACGGCCAACTCGCAGCCAACTGACCTCGTTGCGCGCAAGAAACGCAGCGCCTGATCGCTTCGGGGGAGCGCTTCGCTGCCTGGTCTCCCAGCCGGCCTGACATCCGGGACCACTGAAGCGCTCCCCCGAGCCGAGCACGCAATCGAAAGGAATCCGCCATGTAACCGCTCATCCAGGACAACAGAAGACATCCCTTCATAGACCACGGAGGCGGGGTAGTGAACGGCCCCGCCGCCCAATTCCACAGAAAGGAGAGAACCAATGCCTGACTTCATCGCCGAATTGATCGCCGTCCTGTTGGCCATTCTCGCCAGCCTCGGTCTGTAGAGGCCAGCGCCCCACTGCCCCAACTGTAGACCCGCCGACCGTCCCCGCAAATTTGCAGAGAAAGTTCCCCAGACATGGCATCCAGTCCCCGCAACCATCCCCGCACCACCACCGAGTCTGTCGCTGCGATCGAAGCGGCCAAGGACCGGTTCATCGAAGCAATGGCCGACGGCATCGTCACCTACGAAGAGCAGGCCGCGGTGTCGGTCCTGATCGAGGAGTCCTACCAGATCGCGATGTACGCCGATGAGGGCGTGCGGATTGCCGTCGCCCTGATGCGGGGCGGGGCGGACTCCCCGAATGCCCGGCGCTACGGGTTCGATCCCGCGACCGTCGACCTGGCCTGCGCATAGCGAAACCGCCTCGTGGCGGACACCACGGGCGGCTTCTCAAAAGTGGTTACCCAGAAGGACACGCGACATGCCCAAAGGACTTTACCGACGCCAGTATACCCCGCCAGCGGAACACTTTTGGAAGCATGTTGCGAAAACTGAGGGTTGTTGGAACTGGACCGGCCGCAAGATCAAGAGTGCCAGGTGTCTGGAATATGGGGGCATCTGGCTCGAAGGCAAGCTACAAGTGGCGCATCGAGTCTCCTACGAACTTCATGTCGGCCCAGTCCCTCCCGGGCTCCTGGTGCGCCACACCTGTGACAACCCGCTGTGTGTACGTCCCGGCCACCTGGTTTTGGGCGACCACCTCTCCAACCACGGGGACAAAAGCCAGAGGGGCCGAGTAGTTACCGGATGGGACACCTGTCCCGACCGGATGCATGAACTCCTGGCAATGCGCCAGCGCCCTTTCCCTCCAATCGCTCAAGAGATTCGCCAATTAGCAGTGGATCTATTCGTCAACCACGGGCTGACACAGTCCTCCATCGCCAAGCGCCTGGGCATCAGTCAGAACGCCGTCTCCGGAATCGTTCGCTCGGCAGGCGTCACGGTGCCGGTGATGTTTCGCAACCTCGGACCTCAAGAGCGAATCGCTCTTATCCGCGATTTCAACCCAGAAATGAGCAAACCATGACGACTCCCATCACCCATTGCCGCCGCTGCGGCCGTGAGCTCACGGAACTGACCTCCGTCCGGAACGGCATTGGCCCGGAATGCCAGGATCGGGAAACCGCCCGGGCGGCTGAGCTCGCCCCGTTTACCGAGGGCACCCGCGTCCTGATCACAGCCGGCCCGGCACGCGGATCACTGGCCACGGTCAGCGCGGTCAACCCGCTGCGGAAAGGGAAGCCGAGCCCGAAACCCGTCCAGGTCATGTACGAGCGGTTCGGTTCCGACTTCTACGCCCCGGACCAGCTGACCGTGGTCACCGACCCCAGCCTCATGACCGGCGGCACGTTCCTGCAGCTGACGGGCGGTGCTGCGTGAATGCCAAGCAGCGCGCCCAAATCCGCAACGTGGGCTGGTGCCTGGTCGACGCCCAAATGAACGGTCTGCTTGACGCGGCCATTCAGCGAGTGATCGACCACGTCCGGGAGCACCCGGAAGATGCCAAGGATATGCCGGACGAGGTCAAGGCCACGCTCTTTGCCCGGGCTACCGATGTTCACGACATGTTCATCACCGCCGAGCGCATCGACTCACTGCACACCGCCTCCCACAAGATCACAGCTTCCATGCCTGACCACTCGGAAGCAGACGGCTTGCTCCGCAGCGTGTTCCCGGAAGGCGAGGTGCAGTTGTGATCGACGCCACCACCTTCGTTGTCGGCGACCGCGTGAAGCCGATCGGTAGCTTGGAGCCCGGACCGCACTTCATCGTTCAAATCGACCCCAACCATGACCTGCCGTACCAGGTGAGCCGTGGCAAAGGAATACCACTGATGCGGCTCGCCGCCGACGAACTGGAGCGCATCGATGTTGACCCGGAAGCCGCCGACGATGCAGCAGTGTCCGCCAGCGTGGAGGGACCATCGCCTGACGACAGCAGCAGCTCCGGGCCCGCCGCTGAACCTGCGACCAAAGAGTCACCGGTACCGACGGTTGAGGACCTGGCTGCGCAGGTTGCGGCGCTGACGGGGCGGGTCAAGCATCTGGAGACGATTGCCCAATGGCAGCGCGGGACGAACGATGGCGTCCTGTCGTGCCTGGGGCTGCTGGGAATCCAACCCAGTCCGTTCGCCGGCGAACCGCCATACCGAACCGCTCAAGCCAGCACCCCTCGCACCACGCGCCGCGTCCACACCAAGGTCGTGAAGGGCGCAAAGGATTACCGGCACGAACTCTCGGTCGAAGTGACCTCTGATGACCCGACCTGGAGTGTCACCAACGACGTCGCCGACTTGCTCGAAATCGCAGACAAGGATGCCCGACGTCACATCCTCGACGCCGAATATCTCGATGCCAACGGTCTCCCCGGAGACGACTAAATCGACCCGGAACAGCCCTTTTAGCCCCGGCGCCGTGCACGCGGCGCCACGGAGGATTCCCCATGGCCAACAGTTCCGTTGCCACCATCAACCCCAGCGACATCATCACCCCGGCCGGGTTCGC